AAGAAACACAACTCAAAAAAATAAAAAAAGAGTTGTCCATATTAGAGGATGTTAAATTTATTGTTTCTGAAGAAGGAGTTAAAACTTATATTGTTAAAAAAATGATAGATGTTTTGAACTCTAGGTTAAATTTTTACTTAAATGAGTTGAACGCACCATGTAAATTTGTTTTTGATGAATTCTTTGAAGAAACAATATACAACAATAGTGGAAACGAATGTTCATATTATAACTTTAGTGGTGGAGAAAGAAAGAGAATAGACGTTGCAATTCTTTTTATGTTCCAAGATATGTTGAGACTACAATCAAATACCTCGTTTTCTTTGAATATATATGATGAATTGTTTGATTCTGCTTTAGATGAAGTTGGTGTAGAAAAAATATTAACTATTTTAAAACAAAAAGTTGAAAAACACCAAGAATCGATTTATATTATATCTCACAAGAATAATACAAGAAATTCCGTAGATAATGTAATCTTATTAGAGAAAGTAAACGGAGAAACAAAATTAGCGGCTTGAATTAAACACCCTTACAATTAAATTTTCATATGGCATTAAAAATAAAAGAAAACAAAGAAGAACTTAAAAATGTGGTTTTTGAATATAAACCATTTTCTACTGGATTACCTATGTCGCCACCTGTTTTACCGGCAGGAATGCCATCATACAGCTATGTTGCACTTAATCCTGTTCATATCCCAGCACCACCACCAGTTGAAATGCCAGAAGCAAGGCTTCCTAGAGCAATAAACTACTACGCAGACTATGGTGGTTGTGGGTTTTGGAGAATGATTTGGCCAGAGTTTTTACTAAACTCATATCAAAAGATGTGCATTAGTGGTTTAACTAGCATGGTATTAGATTTACGCTTTTATCAAGGCTTAAAGGCAATTAGAATGCAACGTCAAGCAACACCGGTACAAAGAAATTTTATCAAAGAATTAAAAAAAGCCAGTAAAGATATGGGCTTTAAATTACTTTATGAAGTAGATGATATTGTTTTTAAAGACGATATTCCCGATTATAACAGATGCAAAGAAGCATTTGTTTCACAAGAAATCATTGATAGTATATTAGACATCATGGGAATGATGGATGAAATTACAGTAACATGTAAATACATGAAAGAATATTACCAACATAAAACTGGTAATAAAAATATTACTGTTATTCCAAATTATCCCCCTAAATTTTGGTTGGATAGGTTCTACGATAAAGACAGAATTGAAAAATTATACGATAAAAACAAGAAACGCCCTAGAATTTTATATTCTGGTTCTGGTACACACATAGATGTCTTAAATAAGACCGGTTTAAAGGATGATTTTGAACATGTCACACAGGCAATAATTAAAGCTAGGAAGAAATTCAAATTTGTTTGGAAGGGATGTTATCCACTTGCAATAAAACCATACATCGATAACGGAGAAATGGAATATATTGATTGGTCCCCATTACCAAACTACCCACAAGGATTGGTTGATACAAATTGTAATGCTGTTTTTGCTCCTTTACAAGACAACGTGTTCAATAAATCAAAGAGTAACATTAAAATGGTAGAAGCTGGCGGGTTAGGATTGCCAGGAGCTTATCAAGATCTTTGCACATACGAAGAAGCAGAGTTAAAATTCAAAACTGGTGATGAATTAGTAGATCATTTATCATATATCACAAAAGATTTTGATAGATATATGGATCTTTCTCAAAAATCTAGAGAATTTACTGAAAAACTTTGGATGGAAGATCATTTAAATGAATATGAGGCGTTGTATACCACTGCCTTCGGGTCAAAAGAAAGAAAAGAAATGGCACCTAGATTGATAGAAAACAATCCAGACCAAGATTTCGAAAAAAAATAATTTCAACTTGCTTTTAGGTTGTCCATGCGCCATAATATAAAGTATGGCTTACCGAAATATCTTTTACGACATCAAGAAATCTATTGTCCATCTTTGGACGTGGACTGATGATGGTGAAAGAATAAAGACCGAGACTTCGTTTGAACCATATCTTTACATTGAAAGCAAAGATAAAGAAGATGCTGTTTCTATTTTTAACACACCATTAAAAAAATTAAAATTTAACAATCAATTTGATAGAGCTAGATACGTTAGAGACACTCCACTTAAAAGATTGTTCTATAATATAAACGTTGAACAGCAATTTTTACTTGATACGTTTAAAAACGAAGTTTCAAAACCAAATTTTGGAAGTTTTCCTCTTAAAATTTATTATTTGGATATTGAAACGTATGCAACAGATCATTTTGCAACACCACAAGAAGCATCTGACCCAATCAATCTAATTACAATATATGATTCCTTGCAAAGAAAGTATTTTACTTGGGGATGTAAGAATTATTCTACATTAGAAGAAGACGTTACATACTTTAAATGTAAAGATGAAAGAGATTTATTAAGAAGTTTTGTAAAATTTTGGAAGAATGATCCACCGGACATTGTTACTGGGTGGAATATTCATGGGTATGACATCCCATATATCATGAATAGATTGAGCATTGTGTTTGATGAAGACTACAACAAGAAACTTTCTCCGGTAGAAAGAATTCAGTTGATAGAAAACGCAGCAGTCAATAAACTTGGTAGACAAATTGATAGGTGGGTTATTAAGGGAGTTAGTATTTTGGATTATATGGAGCTTTATGAGACTCTATGTGGTGGTAAAAGAGAATCAATGTCACTCAATTACATATCAGAATTTGAATTGGGTGATTCGAAGATAGCTATTGAGAGTACATCTCTTTCATCTTTGGCGGATACTGATTGGTTTAAGTTTGTTGATTACAACATTCAAGACGTAAGACTTCTAATAAAGCTAGAAAACAAGTTAAAGTATTTAAAACTTGTTAAAAATCTATCATATCGAGGATTTATTCCATTTGAAAAATCGATGGGTAAAGTTTCTATGATTACTGGTGCAGTTGCACACCAAGCATTGAGTCAAAAATTGATAATCCCAACATTTAACCAAGAGAACATCAAACAAAAGTTTGCAGGAGGATTTGTTTATGAGCCAATTCCTGGTTTATATGAAAACATTGTTACATACGATGCAAATAGTCTTTATCCAAACACAATAATAACTTTAAACATTTCACCAGAAACTAAAATTGGTAAAATTTTGGAAAATAAAGATGGATTACTTAAAGTACAATTAGTTAATGGGAAAGAGTTGAATGTTACACGAGAACAATTTGATAAAATTATAGAAAAAGAAAAATTATCAATAACTAAAGCAAACATTTTATATACTCAAAAATTTAAAGGCGTTATTCCAAATTTAATTGATAAACTTTATAATGATCGTGTTGATGCAAAAAACCGAATGATAAAAGCTAAAAAACTTTTGAGTAAAGCAACGACCGATGAAGATAAATTAAAACTTGCCGAGCAAATTAATGATAATGATACATTATCAAACGTGTATAAAACTTTTCTTAACTCAATTTATGGTGTTTTCTCTCAAATTTATTCACCATTGTTCGACATAGATCACGCAGAGAGTATTACATTAACCGGACAAGCGGTGGTTAAACAAGGTTCTCAAATTATTTTTGATCATGCTAAATCGGCAGGGTTTCATGGTAAAATAGAAGACATTTGCGTATATCAAGATACAGACAGTGAATTTTTCTCATTTGATGACATTTTAAAATTAAAGAATGTGAAACTTTTAAATGATAAAAACCAAATCACAAAAGAAGCATATGGTATAATTGAAGAATATGGTAATGTTTTAAATGAACAAATTAATGAATGGGCTAAAACAGAATTAAAATCAACAGATCCTCGATATTTCTTCAAAAGAGAAAAAATATGCGATGTTGCGTTGTTACAAGCCAAGAAATATTATATTTTACACATATTAGACAAAGAAGGAGTAGTTCCAAAAGAAGACGAAATGTTTGAATATAAAGGAATGGAAGTTGCAAAGGCTATTTTTTCTAAGGAAGTAAAGGTTTTAATTAAAAATATCATAGAATCGGCAATAATGGCTAAAGAGAGAAAGAAAGCAACAAAGTTGTTTCATGAAGCTTATGAAAATTATTGCAACATGTCACCAGAACAAATTGCAAATAGAAAAAAAGTAAACAACTATACCAAGTACGAAGAATTATATGATGAAACGAGTGGTAAATTCGGTAAAGGAACACCACATCATGTTAAAAGTTCAATGAATTTTAACGATGCTCTTAAAAAACTAAACCTTGATTCAAAATACCCATTCATTGAGAATGGAACCAAGATGAAAAATTTCTATTGTAAAAAAAATATATATGGTTATGAAACAATAGGGTTTATACATCAATATCCAAAAGAATTATTAGATTTAATAAAACCGGATTACAAATTCATGTTTGAAAAAAATGTAATTCCTATTGTTAGTAAAATATTTCAAATCATTGGATGGCCAATACCCGCTATCGGCTGTGAAGAATACACGGATTTGAACGAATTATTTTCCTGAGAAAAAATAATCTTTAAAACTTTCAGATAATTTTTTTCTTAATTCAGCGAACATATTAGTTATTTCTTCTTCGGTGGCTGGTAACTCTTCTCTTTTTGGTTTTTTAATTGAAGAAATTTCTTTATTAATTTCTTGTAATTTTAAATTAAAAAAGTTTGTTAATTCATCTTCAGACATATCTTTAAATAACTCAGAATCAATAGATATAGGATACTCTTTATGTCTATACTCGTTTGTGTAAGGATGGTATATAAATTCTTTTTTTATCATTTTTATATTTATCCCTGTTGATTTTTTAGTAAATCATATTAATATATTAATGATATGAGTAATCAAAACAACAACACAAACCTAACAACATTCCTAGATGCAGTCGGTCGTACGATCTTAGGAGAACCAGTAGAAACAACAGACACACATGTTAAAGTTAAAAACCCAGTAGTTTTACATGTTGTTCCAACCGATAACACAGGAAAGATGTCAGTCCAGTTACTTCCTATTTTCTTTAGAGAATTCTTGGCTGATAAGACGGGTGATGTTGTTTTCTCATATGAGAAGAGAAACATCACTTTAACTGATATCGATGCCTTGGATTTTAGACTTCAAGCTCAGTATTCACAGATGTTTAACAAGAACAATACATTTGTAACTCCTCAACAGCAACCACAATCCCCATCACAAAGCGTAATAAATTTATTTGACGAATAAAATCAAATAAAGTTTATTTTAAGAAAACCTCAAAATTGACTTTTTGAGGTTTTCTGTTATTATAACAACATGGCTAAAACAAAAAAAGAAAACGTAGAAGAAGTAGTAACAGGTGAAATCGAAGACGCGTTCCAAGTTTTGGATGATTTAAATCCAAATGCAGCATTTTTAAATGATAATTCTTTATCAAATGTTAAAGATTGGATTGATACCGGATCAATGGCGTTAAATGCTATCGTGTCTGGTTCTTTATATGGTGGAATTCCAATGGGCAGATTAACAGGGTTTATTGGACCAGAATCGTGCGGGAAAACTTTAATGGCTAATAAAATTATGGCAAATGCTCAAAAAAAAGGAATGCACGTGGCATATTTTGACACAGAAGGAGCATTGGATGAAGATACGGCAAAACGTCTTGGTTGTGATTCATCTAAAATCAAACATGTACCATCTGAGGTAACTGAAGAGTGTAGAAACCAAGTCGTTAAATTTCTAGATACTGTTATTCAGAAAAATTTACACGGCAAAGTTCTGATTGTTATTGATTCTCTTGGAAATCTTATAACAACACAAGAAAAGAAAAAAATCGAAGAGGGTAGTGATACACCGGATATGGGTAATAGGGCAAAGGCGCTCAAAAGCATGTTAAGAGCAATAACACATTATGCAGCAAAGGCGAATTGTCCTGTTATTTTCACAAACCACATCTATGATGACCCATCTCAATTACATCCATCAGCATTAAAGAAGCAAGCTGGTGGCTCTGGACCTCTTTATATGGCATCAGTTATTATACAGATGGCAAAAAAAACAGAACGAGTGAGTGATAGTAAGAACAAAGATTCAAACGAAGAAACAACATTCCTATCAAAAGACATTAACGGTTTAACTTTAAGGGCATTAACTACAAAAAATAGATTTGTGGTTCCATTTTTAGAATGTGAGATGTATTTAAATTTTAAAAATGGATTAAACAAATACTCTGGATTGGTTGAAATGGCAGAAGCATATAAAGTAATCGAAAAACAAGGACATCGATATGTTTTAGATGGAGAAATGTTAGGCTTTTTCAAAGAATGGAAAACAAATCAAGAAATTTGGAGCAAAATTCTACCAAAACTTGAAGATAAATTAAAAAATGAACTATCATTTAAAAATGAAAATGTGACCGAGGAATTAGAATAGATTTTTGATTGCCTTTTTCAAATCTATACATTAGTATTTTCATATGGCAGTTAAAAACCTATCATTGGATTTAGATTTTTTTGAAAAGATTATAATTTATAATTGTTTAACAGATCAAAATTATTTAGAGACAATCATTGAGCATTTAAAGTCTTCTTATTTCAAAGAAAAACAACACGCAACTATAATTTCTTTGGTTAAAAACTTTTATTCTGAACATAGCGTCTTTCCAAACCTAACAGAATTAAAAGCGTATTTAACAACACAAGAACAGAGAGAACACTTCAAAGAAGTAATCATATCTTTTAATTCTATTGATAAGAATTACAATAAAGATTTACTCATAAAAAATACAGAGAAGTTCTTAAAAGAAAAGGCAGTGTTAAACACAATGTTTGACACGTCAGTAAATGTTCAAAGTGGAAATATTGACACCGCATCGATATTAAAAAAATTTGAAGAAGCTTGTAGTATATCATTGGTTGATAATATTGGTTTTGATTACTTGGAAGATATTGAAAAACATTGCGAAGACCTACAAAAAGTTTTTAAAACTGTTTCAACTGGTTGGAGATGGTTAGATA